CAGCAATAGCTCAGGTAATCTACAGTTACAAAGTGGCAACGGTATCAACATGTTGGGCAATGCTGTCACTGGTAACATAGTGATCAGTATCATTGGCAGCACCAATGATGGTACACTATGGGGTGCAGGTGGCGATGCCGGCTTGGTTACTCAAGGAACCACCAGCATCACAGACAATGGCTTGATCACAGATGCAGTGACATCAGCATACGATCTAGGGGTGTTTGAATATGGATTAGCAGCTGGTGGTACACTCACAGTTGGGGCTTCAGCACCTCCTAATCCCAGCATTGGTGATCAATGGATTGACGTTGTTGATGGTACTCTGTATCTATACTTTGACGATGGATCTGGTAGCCAGTGGGCACAGATGGCTTCTGTGTACAGTATTGAAAACGGTAATCCTTTTGGCAACGTTAGTGCTAATTTGTTGCCCGCAGCTAATGCTTCTTATGACATTGGTAGTTCAAGTCTACAGTGGAACAATATCTATGCCAACAATGTTATCGCATCAGGTGCATTAACGGCTACGGGCAACGTTACAGGAAACTACATCTTTGGTAACGGCGCATTGCTCACAGGTGTGATTACTAGCGTAGCAAATATCAACAGCGGCTCATCTAACCTAAGAGTCACAACTTCAAGCGGAAACATCGCAGCAAATGTTGGTTCGTCGGCAAATGTTTTGGTGATTTCTGACAATGGAATCTACACCACTGGTTTAGTAAGCGCCAACAACAACATCATAATAAATTCTTTCACAGGGGCACCAGAAGGTGGACAGGTTGTTCTAGGATGGAAAGGGGTCTCAGGGCTTACAGGGCAAGGCAACTCAACCTGGAATATTGACGTCAACTCTGCAAATAGCTTCCGTGTGTTCTATCAAGACGCAGCAGGTAGTACAGGTGTCCCAATTTCTATTGATACTTCTGTAATGACCGTAAGTAATGTATCAATTACTGGCAACATTTCAGGTGCTGGTATACTCAACCCATTTTTATTAGCAGGAATGTAAAATGCCAACAAACTATAAAATATTAGGACAGTCAAACCCTAGTGCAACAACTTTGACCACTGTGTATACCGTGCCAGCTAACACCCAAGCAGTGGTCAGCACGATTACCTGTGCAAATTTTGGTGCCACTACAAGCAACGTGTCATTGTCTGTGCATGTAGGTAATGCTACCTGGACAGCCAGTCAGCAGATTGCCAACAACATTGCTGTGAGTACTCAAAATAGTCTAGCGTTGACTCTTGGTGTGACCTTGGGAGCAGGAGATACCATAAGAGCAAACTGCTCAACTGCAAACATTGCTGTTAATGTGTTTGGGTCGGAGATTACCTAATGTCAGTGAAGTTCCTAGGTAATGCCAACATAGCCATTGGAGCTCAAGGTGGACCATACTTTATTGGACAAGTATTAAACGATGGTTCATCAGCGGCCAAGGCCGCTGTGAGTGCTGCTGCTATCAAATCGCTTACAGGAACAAACACCGACGGAGTCTACTGGATAAATTTGCCCACTGTTGGGCCCACCGAAGTTTACTGTTTGATGAACTCTTCGGCTAACGGTGGAGGCTGGATGATGGCCATGAAAGCCACAACAGGAACCACATTTAATTACAGCGCAAACTATTGGAACACTATCAACACACTCAACCCCACAGAAAATAATCGCAACAATGGGGATGCTAAATTTAATACCATGAATTACTTTGCTGCTAAAGACATCATGGCTCTTTGGCCGGACATTGGTACCAATGGTGGTGGCCTAGGATCTAATCCTTACAGTTGTTGGAGTTGGTTACAAAACAATTTTTTTGCAGGCACAGCTACTACACTTGTTAACTTCTTTAATACCCAAGGTACTTATAATACTGGTACAGTAAATGATTCTGGTAATTATGGCGGGTATTTTACAGGTCTGGCAAAAAGTTCTTCTAACTGGGGCAATGGTATTTTTTCAAGTCAGGCAGATATCAATTTCTATGGATTCAACTTTAAAAACAATAAAAATTATGGCACTCAAGCAAATGTTAGGTGGGGATTTGGATGGAATGAAAACGGCGAAGGCAATTACACAGGACCATCAACTTTGGCGTCAGGCGGTGCCCCAGGTTCTGACGATGTCAGCGGTGGCATAGGCATGGATTCAAGTTTTGGAAGTTTTAGTGCCGGGGACAGAATTAATTGTTGTCAAGACACAACTGGTATTAATCGTTCAGCCAGAGTAGAGGTGTACATAAGATGACTGTTGGATTGATTGGAACATCGCAAAAATACACAATGGCCAACGCCACAATGACCACCAACATCAGCGCGATTGTGGCCACAGGTGGCACTGAAAGCACAGTGTCCAGCGGCGGGTTTAATTACAAAGTGCATACCTTTACTTCCACAGGCAACACAACTTTTACGATCTCCAGCACAGGTTCATCAGATTTCAACACTCTAGAAGTGCTGTGTGTGGGTGCAGGTGGCGGAGCTGGCGGAAATGATGGTCCCAATGGTGCAGGTGGCGGAGCTGGTGCAATCATGGTAGCCAATGTCACTGCGGTAGCAGGCACTTGGTATGCAAGTGTAGGCGGTGGTGGAGGTGGTGGCACTGGCTGTTGCTGCGGTGGTTGCAACGGTAGTGCAGGTGCTAATTTTGGCGCAGCAGGCGGCGCTGCTGGCTCCAGCTGTTGTTCAGGAGGTGGCGGTGGTAGTGGTGGCCTTAGCGGTTTATTTTTCTCCACAGTGGATCTAAGCGGCGCTAGAGTGGTAGCAGGAGGCGGTGCCGGAGGTGGTGGATCAAATGAAGGACCAGCAAATGATTCGCCAGCGTGCGGCGGCAACGTGCAAGGAATTGGCAACACAGGCACACTATCAGGCCAAGCCGGCTTTGGATATGGCGGCGGTGATGGCGGTGGATATGGAGCTGGTGGCGGTGGTTGGTTTGGTGGCAACGGACAAAATGGCGGCAATACCAGCGGCGGTGGTAGCAACGTAGCATCAGGAGTATCAGTGGTATATTCAGCCAATGGCAACAACGGCGGGCAAAGCGGCACCGCAGCAGGACCTAGTTATACCTGGGCTGGATGGGCCGGTAGTGGATATGGCACAGGAGCAACTGGCGGTAGTCAAGGCGCAGGTACAGCAGGTATAGTTGTAATTAGATATAGAGTTCCATCATGATTTACAAGTTTAACATAACTGGTTTTAATTTAACTGTGATTGATCAAGGCACCAAATGGGTGATTCGTGATATTTCATGGGTTTATACGGGGAAAAATCCCAATGGAGTCTATGCATCGGTGGCAGGTACCACACCTCTTGAACATGATCCTAATCAACCAAATTTTGTGCCAGTTGAACAGGTAACCAAAGATCTCTTAACTCAATGGTTGTTTGACAGACTTGATCCAGAGTTTTTACGCCATGTCAAGGACAGCATTGATGGTACGGTGTTACGAAACGCTAGAATTGTTAACAATGAACAACAAATGACAACATGGTTACCCATGGCAGTGCCCGGGGACGGTGAAATCGATCAAGAGGTTTTGAATGCATATCTTAGTAGATAAAACAGTCAGCGCAGCACGCATGACCATTTGTGAATCATGCGAGTTCTATGGAATGCCTGACAAAAAGTTAAATTGGCTTGGATCAGAACGCTGTCAAAAATGCAGTTGCTATATGCCAATGAAAACCACTTTGGCAAGAGCCAGTTGTCCAGTTGGAAAATGGGGACCTGATGAAAAATCACAAGAAACCCAGCAAGCACAAGAGGTAAACTCTTTGTGAACTACATCGGAGAAAGACTAGAACTATGCCATTAGATTTTCCTAGCTCGCCCTTAGTTGGTGACCTTTATACATATAACAACAGAACCTGGCAGTACAACGGCAGTGCCTGGGCATTGTTGGCCACATCATCAATCAACAACACTCCAATCGGTAATGTACAGGCCAACACCGGAGCGTTTACATCAATCACTGCATCCGGCACAGTAACTGCCACTGGCAACGTCACAGGTGATTGGTTAAATGCTAATCAGGTAAGCTCACTTGGTAATATTACTGCCACTGGCAACGTATCAGCTAATTTTCTCTTGGGAAACGGTGCCTGTATTACAGGAGTGGCCGTTACTGTAAGCAACATAGTCAGCGGAAATTCCAACGTGGCAGTGACCACAGCCAATGGCAACATTGCTATTTCTGTCGCAGGTAATTCAAATGTTGCGGTGTTTTCAAACGGGGATACCACTCTCAAGGCTAATTTTGTTCCCATCGCTGACAATGTCTACAGTCTTGGCAGTAGCTCGTTGCGATGGGCTAATCTTTGGATGGCTGGCAATACCATAATTCTTGGCAATGTGGTATTGAGAGATACCGGGGGCAACGCCATGGGCGTTTATGGTGCTGATGGCACTACTCCAGGACAATTCTTAAACACATCTGGATATCAACAGAATCCTGCTAATATCACCGTGAACACTACCTTGCCCACTAGCTACAACAACTTCAGTGCAGGGCCTGTGACTATTAACAGTAATGTCACTGTGACCGTGGCCAGCGGAGCTTTTTGGACCATAGCCTAAATGCCTAGCATACTCACAGTTGGAAACATACAAGCAAACACCACAGCAGCCAGCTCATTTGTGCCTGTAAACGCTCACGGCGGTGATATTACCAATACCATAACTGTAAATGGCGTGCAGTATCAAGTTCAAATTTTTACTGCTAATGGTAGGTTTAGTGTGAACAGTCCAGGAACCAATGGCATAGTTGACTACCTAATTGTTGGTGGTGGTGGTGGCGGTGGTATGGACATGGGCGGTGGTGGTGGAGGAGGCGGAGTTCTCACAGGCAAGTTTACCGTGAGTCGCGGCGACTACATGGTGGTTGTGGGTGCAGGCGGTCAAGGTGCGCCTGGCGGAGGTCAATGGCCTGCAGGAAGAACATCAGGACAGCCTACCGCACATCAATTCACACAACCGGCCTACAATGGCAGCAATTCTTCAATTTTTGGTCTAACCGCTGTGGGCGGAGGAGCCGGCGGCAGCAGCTACTATCAATACACACCAGGACCCACAGGCAACAGTGGTGGTTCAGGTGGTGGCGCCAGCGGATACAGTGACGGTGGCACAAGATCTGGTGGTGCTGGTACTGCTGGACAAGGCTATGCAGGTGGCCAAGGTGGCGGACAGTATTACAGTGGCGGCGGTGGTGGTGCAGGTGGTGCTGGTATTCCTTCCACTTTTTTCAGCGATGGTGGACCTGGAAAATACAGTGACATTCTTGGCGTTGGTTACTACTGGGGCGGTGGTGGAGGTGGTTCGGGATACAGTATCAATGGCGGTAACGGTGGCATAGGCGGCGGTGGCGGCGGAGCAGTAGGAACCACTTCAGGCGGACTGGGATACAACAATGGCAGTCCGGGCGGTGGAGGCAGCACTGGCTCGCAGACCAATACTCCGGGCGGCAATGGAGGCACAAACACCGGCGGAGGTGGTGGTGGCGGAAGCCATTACAATGCCAACAACCAAGGTGGTAACGGTGGTTCCGGTATTGTGGTTGTACGATATCCTTTAACCGCTGAAGATCAGAAGATTCCTGTAGACAACGGTGGTGTGGTGGCTGTGCCGGGAACTATCATACAGGTCAAGTATATTAGAACAGACAATAGAACAGTTTATTCCGTACCGGCCGGTCCTGGCACTGCCATAGGTGAACTTGGCCTTACTATTACTCCTAAAAGTCCTACTAGTTTGATTTTGTGTCGTTGGATGATAAACGGCGAAGTAAATCACGATACGGTCTGGCGAATTTTTCAAGACGGACAGGTAATTGTGCAACCAGGTTTTGAAGGTACTAACAATCAAAAAGGACTGGCTAACTTTGCAGGTTATGCTATGTCAAGATACGATCGAGGAGACGATAACTCTACAATGTCTAACCTATGTATTCAATATTTGATACCAGCATATGGTATTCAAACTAGAACCTATCAACCTGCCATTGCAATAGCCAATGCCGGCAGCACAAGTTTTTGTCTTAACAGAACCTATGGTAGCAGCGGACAAGATTCATACGAAGTCTCAGTCAGCGCAGGCTACGTAATGGAGATTGCACAGTGAGCAAGATTATTGTAGGCAATGTGTCACCTGTGTACGGACAGACAGCCATCTCAGTTCCTTCAGCTACAAACATTAGACCCGGTGGATCAGTGATACAAGTGCGCACGGCACGGTCGGACGTAATTACCACTTACTCCGCTCCCAACTCGGGTATAGGTACAACCATAACTGATTTGAATCTAACCATTGCTCCAAAAAGTGCCAACAACTATCTGCTGTTTCGTTGGAGCATTGCAGGTGAAAGCAATCATAACGTAAACTTTTTGATCCATCGCGACGGTGCATTGATCACAGATTCAGGCTATCAAGGATTTAACAATGTGGTTGGCAACGTGAATCTGCAAAGTGGATATGTTACATCTTGGTATGACAACAACACTGACAGTACCGGCACCATGTATTGGATTCAATATTATATTAGGCCAAGTAATACTAATTCAAGAACCTATGCACCTGCGGTGAGATCCAGTGAAAATGGGGCTGCCTATACATTTTTCTTCAACAGGGTAGCTGCTAGTGCCGGCCAAGACAATCAAGAGAACGCTGTTAGTAACGGTATAGTAATGGAGATAGTACCATGAGCACAGTGGCAGTAAATCAAATTCAAGGCCCTGCTAACAACGGCAACGTTATTACCATGAACAACGGTTCGGTGTTTAGTTTTCCAGGTAGAATAATTCAAACTACTCTGACTCGGGCTGATGCTGTAAGTTCCTATAGCTCATTTCCCTCGGGTGATGGCACACTAATTGGCCCATTGGCTATGCCGTTTACTCCTGTATATGCAAATAGTTTGTTGATCATAGAATGGATGATATGCGGCGAAGTAAACAACGATAATGTTTGGGTAATACACAAAAATGACAGTTTGATCACTACCGCTGGTTATCAGGGTTACAACAGTCAAGCAGGTAATCAGCGTTGGAGCGGATATGTGCCGTCTATGTATGACGGTGATGATGGTAGCACTCCGCAAAACTGGTATATTCTATACAGCGAAATTTCAGGATCTACTGCGGCTAGGACCTATACTCCTGCCATAAGATCCGCAAACGGGTCACAGTTCACATTTAACTTAAATAGAAGTTTAAACCAAGGTGATTCGCATGAATATCAAGTTAGCACAGGAACAATAATGGAGATAGAACAATGAGCACTTTACTGCTGAATCAAGTGCAAAGTTTAACTGGCAAGACCATACTGCAAACCACCGGCAGTATTCTACAAGTGGTTCAAACAGTGAAAACTGATACTTTTGTGGCTGCTGCTAACGGCACAGAACTACTGGTAACAGGTTTGGCTGCTAATATAACTCCCACAGCATCTACAAACAAGATCTTAATTCTAGGTCACATAATGTATTCATCTACTGGCACTACATATGGTGGTTGGTTCAAGAGAGGAACGACTAATATTGGTCTAGGTGATGGCGCAGGCAGCAGGCAGCGAGTTTCCATGGGCATGGCACTGGCTTCTGATAGTAATCAATCAAACACCTTTGTTTATTCATACCTTGATTCCCCAAACACAACCAGTCAGCTGACCTATCAGTTTTACGTAAACAATGACAATACCAATGCGATCTATATCAATCGCAGTGTAAGTGATGCAGATAACACCACAGGTAAAAGAGGAATAAGCACAGTTACTTTAATAGAGGTAGTAGCATGAGCACACTAAGAGTAAACAACCTAGCTACCACAACGGGTAATTTTACCATACCAACACAAAACATTGGTCGTACCGCCTATGCCAGTATGTACTATGCTGTGAATGATGCAGCAGTTACATTGACTATTTCTAGTACTGGTAGCACAGGCACACAGATGTTGTTTAATAATGCTGGACCAAGCCAAAATATAACAGTAAACACTGCTACATCAACCTGGACACATGCCTACACTGGTACCTATAGAGTGTACACAGCTTATAGGCAAGCCAGTGGTGGAGACGTATGGACAGTGTTAGCAGTGACCAAGGCAGGAAACAGTGTGGCAGTGGGAGTCAGTGCAAGAACTGGTAGCGAAGACAGCCATAATGAAAACTACAGTATTGTTTACACAGTTGACAGCACTTCCGCTACCTATCAACTGCAACAATGGTCAACAGCTGGTAAAACTGTTACCAGTGATTTTAGTGGTGGTAATCCAGGATGGACCAACTATTCAGCACTGTGCGGCAACACCACAGGTGACATTGGACGCATGGTTGATTATTTTGTAGAAAGATTAGGAGATTAAAATGGCATATGATTTAGCAGCAGCTCTATTGAGTTTGCGTCCTGGAGCGCAGTGGGCTCTAACCGGGGACGATTATGTAGGACTTGACTGGCGAGATTCCAGCCCAGCCCCAAGTCGCGCTGAGTGTGAAGCTGAAATGGCTAGACTCAAAAAACTCTACGATGACCAAAACTATGCTAGACAGCGTCGAGCAGAATACCCAAAAATAGAAGATCAGCTGGATACCCTGTTTCACGGTGGATTTGATGCTTGGCACACACAGATAGCCGCTATCAAAGCCAAGTACCCAAAACCTGATAATTCCTAACCAAACTAAATATCTAACAGGAACGATCAAATGGCCATACAAGTACAACTTAGACGTGGAACAACTTCGCAAAACAACGCTTTTACAGGTGCTGTGGGCGAAATCACAGTTGATACAACTATCAACACTGTGCGGGTACATGACGGTACCACCGCAGGGGGGACAGCGTTGGTCAGCACAGATGGTGCGCAAACTTTGACCAACAAAACACTCACATCCCCTACTATACAGGGCGTGGGCTTGGTCAGCATCACAGGTAATATTACAGGTGGTAATGTCACTGCCACTGCAAATGTCACAGGTGGAAACTTAATAACCACTGGCATTGCCAGTGTGACAGGTAATATCACAGGCGGTAATATTACTGTGACAGGGTTGGCTAATGTAAATTCAGCACTGGTAGCTGCAACCACAAACAGCACCAGCACAACTTCAGGCGCCTTGAGAGTTTCAGGCGGTGCTGGCATTGCGGGCAATATCTATGCTGGAGGTCTTGCTGAGATCACAGGCAACATCACAGGCGGCAATCTAACCACAGCTGGAGTTCTAACAGTGAACTCTAACAATGCTGTATCTGCTATTATAAATGGTGGCAGTAATGCTGTGGGAAACATTGGCAGCAGTTCTGGTTACTTTAACACTGCGTTTGTCAAGGCCACATCAGCACAGTACGCTGACTTGGCAGAGATGTATCAAGCTGATGAATATTACGAACCTGGTACTGTTTTGAGTTTTGGTGGACCCAATGATGTCACTATCAGCGTAGTTGACAGTGATCGTAGAGTAGCAGGAGTAGTGTCTACTGATCCCGCTTATATCATGAACTCTGTTATGGATGCGCCAAATGCCACTCCTGTGGCCTTGATGGGCAAAGTGCCAACCAAGGTCATTGGTCCGGTGAGCAAAGGTGATCTAATGGTCAGCGCAGGCAATGGTTATGCTAGAGCCGACGCCAATCCCAGTATTGGATCAGTTATTGGCAAGGCTTTGGAGGAATCCCAGGGAGGGACGGGAGTCATCAACGTAGTAGTTGGTAGACTCTAAGTTTTCTTCTAGTGTAGCAATTTTTTCTTGAATAGCCTGCATGTGCATGGTGTTCCAAAGACCTGGGTGCATGGGCTTAGGCCATATTCCACTATCTATCCAAGCATAACCTAGATGCTCGTCATTGAGCACTGGTACAAATTCTTGATCAACTTGACAGAAAAAAGTGTGATAGCTAAAACTTTGATCCCCCGATGTCCATTTCTCAAGCGGTAAAAATTTTGCGTTTACAAAATCTAGATTAAGTTCTTCTTTACATTCACGATGTATGGTGTCTAACAGACTTTCGCCTGCATCGCATTTGCCACCAGGCAGTCCCCAGGTGTTGGGATGGCGCACATCATTACGCATAACATATAGATATCGGCGTGTGTGTACGCTGAAAAACAACACACCAACTGCGTTTAGAGAATTAGATTCCACGATCCCCCCGGATACAATCCATCATAGCTTTTTACCCAGTCTTCGCCTGTCCATTTGTACTGTATTCCAGTAGTGATATTTGTCACGTATTGTACATCCGCCAGGCTTTGGCTGTCAAATACCACACGCCAGCGTTGACCATCAAATTCAACGATATCATTGGCATTGGCAATCAAAGGCTGACCGTTTATACCTCTCCAGGCAGTTGGGTTAGCATCAAAACTATATGGATCACCAAAGGGATCCGTGCGGGTGGTGTAGTTCTCCGCACTGCCAGTGGCCTCGGTAAACAAGTAACGTTGTCCAGTCATGCTGGAATCTAGTCCGTCTCCAGGCGCACTTTTCAAAGGATTGATCACTGCATCAATTGGTGGCAGTGTGTTTTGTGGCACTGTATCTGGATCAATGTTAAACAGCAAAAATCTATCATCAGCTGGATTAAGTGCCACAGTGCCAACAATGTAACTGTCTGGATCCCAAGGATTGTCCAAGGTTACATAACTGATACCCGGACGCAGTACGCCATACAAGTTGATCACGCTGGGCCATACTAGTTCATCGTCCACTGGTGAGTCGGGTGGGGTCAAACTGGTAATAGGTTGTGATATCACATCTTGAGGTTGTAGTATCTGCAACTGTCCATTCAACAGCAGTACCTGATAGCTATATGGTGTGACCTTGACTCTAGTGCCTAACAGTAGATCGCTGTCAATAACTGCATTGGAAGCATCGCCTTGTGAATCGTAGATGCTGGCAATAACACGTTCCACAACACCAAGTTTTTTGATCTTTGCTGGGCTTGAAATCCAAATTGGCAAACCAAATCTAAGACTACAGATATCAATAGGATCTTCAGTGCCCATGGGAATGGTACGCGAACTCCAGGACACTGACTCAAGTTCAACCACACTCAAACTGGTCCAATCAATATAGTTGTCTGTACTTTGTATTTCTAGAGCAGGATTGAACAAGGTCAGTATTTGTTCAAGTATCTGCATTTTTTGGTTGGTATTACTGGTCCAGATATCCAGAGTAATAGTAAGTTTGTAGGGCACAGGCATTAGACGTTCAATCGTAAACGCATTGCCTTGGGTGACCTCATAGGTGTCACTGTCTGTGTCGTAGTAACGCTGTCTTACATTGATTTTGTCAACAAAGGTTGGTTCTTGGATTCTGCCACGATCATAATCAAGACTAGAAATGTAAAACGTCATGATTGGCGTGCTGGGCATGCTGTTTGCAGAGTTCTGCTGAATAATGGTCTGCGCATTACGACTAGAATCACCATAACGCACAGGCACACGATACAAGGTATCTGGTGGTGATACTCCTGCTAGATTCTGTCCAAACTCCACTTGGAAGTTTGAAAAAATTCTTGTGAACTGCAACAAGAATCTGCGTATTTGACCGTCATAAAAGAACTGTTGCATAGGTTAACTTGATGGTTGTCCGGGCTTGGTAGGCGGATATGGCTTAGGCGTTTTATTACCACCTTGATCTCCATTATCAGCTCTAGGTTTAAGGGCTTGACTAAGACTTTGTCTACTGGGTATTGGACCAAGATCAGTGCTGTTCACAGTGTATGTATTGTTCACAAAGCCTGAACGCAAGGTATTGTTGTCCGCACCAGGTGTAAGGTTGGTGCGTACAACCTCTTCGATCTTTACCCAACGACTGCCGTTGAATCTAAACAATCTATTAGGGAAGTAATCTAGACGTAGGCAATACTGTCCAACTTCAGCCTGTAAAGGAAAACGAACTCCGGGCGTAACAGGCAAACCATTGGGCGCGATACCATCACCAGTGAGATAACCTGATGTATAACCATCTGCTCTTGGTGTTAGATTTTCATTGCTCACAGTACGACTGGCGTCAGTCTGTGTGTAGTCAGCAGTATAAGTGCTAGGATCAGCAGGCGATCCATCAGGGTTAGTAGGCAGAATGTAGAATTTTACTGTATCGTAACCACTCTTTGGTACTTCTTCTTCGGCCTGTACCAAGATAGCATCATTAATCTCAAGATCTTTGTTGCGAGTTGAAGCACTATCCGCCAGTGTGTTGATACGACTCTTTTCAGCCCAGTATTCAGTATTTGTGATGTCTATGTCCGCAGGTGTGTTTTTAAGAGCCACATAGTAAACATTGTCATAGTTCACAATACTGCCGGCTGGATAAAAATTACCTGGATCCCAGACGTTTTCTGGTTCAAATGGCTGTTGTAGTATGTCTTGATACTCTTGAGCATTGACCATGGGTGTGGCTTTTACACGCCAAAGGTGTGGCAACCAAGTTTGACTGAAACCTTCGCTGGCAAAAGCAGCATCCTGTACCACGTAGAACTTGGGCAGTGCTCGTGGAATGTTTGAATCCAGTGGATGGTAATCACGTAGATTTGGCACTTCCAGTACGTCACCGTTCATGATCTTGCGACCCAAACTGTCAATCATGTCATTGTAATGAAAAGTCACAAACAGTGTGTCATTGTTTAAAAACAAACCAAACTGGGTTAGATCAAAATCAATGTCTTGAGCGCGATAGACTCCTCGCATCACATACACATCTGGATCATAGGCTCTGTCGCGGTTTTCCAACAACAGCAGATCTTGAATAAACAGCGGGCTTTCCCCTGCGTAGTTTGGCATGGTAGCATCGTGCTGAGTGTCTGTTGAACTATCGCCCGTAACCTTGGGGCCTAGATACTTGTGTAGGTAGATATCTAGTCCGCCCACGGTGTATTGTTCCGAAATGGTTCGGTCCAAAAACTGATAGTCGCGGGTGCGATTTGGGCGGTATAGGCTTAATCTGGGCATTTTGGCTGTTCCTCGTAGTATTTACCGGACAAGCCCAGGTGTAGAGCACCTATCAATTTGGTTGACCAAATAAGCTTGGAATGCTATAATTACTAGGTGTTGAATACGGAGCTACTATGAACGCTACAAAATCTGTGAAAACAAACCGCCCACTCAAAGCAATGACTTCAAAATCTGATGTCAAGTACACTGGGTCAGAACCAGAATGGAAAGTGCAGCCGGACAGCGACAACAGAGTTAGTAGCTTGAGTCGGGCATTTGGATGGTATCACTATAGCTTTGGCAAAAAAGAAGCCAAAGAACTCTTGATTGATTGGCTGGCACGCAATGATAGATCAGCTGATGCTAAGGCCTTGGGGCGAGTGCCCGAACAATCTGTTAGCTGCACCATAGGTTGGCTGAGCCGAATGAATCTACGTGGGCTAGAACTCTTGGCCGATGAACGAGCAAAACTAGACACTCACATTGCTGATTTGATCGCTGCTGCTAAATCTGTCAAACAGGTAGTAGAAGAAGTGGAAGAGTCTGTGAGCAAGCCCAACATTCAAGACAGGCTGCGCGAAAAAGCCGCGGAAGTAGCAGGCGAACTAGAAGGCATGCTAGATGCAGTGATTGCCAATGATGTTAAGATCACAGCAGAACACAAACCCATAAACCTACTGCGCGGCATGAACATCAGTCCACAGCATATCAGCGTGGTGCGAGACAGTTGGATCAAGCATCGTGATGAATTTGCAGAAGCTGTGCTAGGCAAAGATGCACAACTAGCCGAAGGTTACGGTCGCTTTGGCAAAATACAACTACGCAATCTAGTCAAGTTTGCGGAGCAGGTACTAGCAGACTGCGACAGTTATGTGCAGATTAAAAAAGTAGAGCGAAAACCACGCAAGAAAAAGCCAGTGAGTGCAGAAAAACTCACTGCCAAGTTCAAGTACCTCAAAGAGTTTCCAGAGCTCAAGCTTACTTCGGAACCTGTGACCAAGTTAGTTGGCGCCACTGAAGCTTGGTTGTATGACAGCAAAAAACGCAAGCTGATTCATGTTGTGGCCGACAGTCATGTACAAAGCTTGTCGGTCAAGAACAGTGCTATACTGGGCTATGATGCCACAAACAGCATACAGAAAACTCTGCGTAAACCAGCTGAGCAAATCAAGGCGCTGATGAGCGGTGGTGCTCCTGCTGCTAGAAAGTATTTCAAAGATATCAAGAGCACTGAAACCAAGTTCAATGGGCGTGGAAACGAGAACTTGCTGCTGCTGCGAATCCGGTAAATACTGGATCAGGAGCGATCATGCACGAGGGTAGCCTAGAAACCAAAAAACAAGAACTAATTGAGTATACACAGCTTCAGCTGGGCAATTTCATGATTGATGTTGAGCTTGATCCAGCACATTATGAGGCTGCTTATCAGCGAACCATAGGAACCTACAGACAACGTGCGCAAAATGCCTATGAAGAATGTTACATCTTCATGGAGTTGATCACAGATCAAAACGAGTATTTCTTGCCCCAAGAAGTGATACAGGTCAAGCAGATCTTTCGTAGAACATTTGGTATTGCCACTGGACCTTTTAGTTCGGCTTTTGATCCTTTTAGCCAGGCTCAGATGCAGGTTTATCTCATGAACTTCAACCAAAGCGGCGGCCTAGCCACATACGATTTTTACACTCAGTATGTTGAGCTAGCAGCACGTATGTTTGGTGGCTTTATCAACTTTACCTGGAATCCTGTGACCAAGAAGTTGCAACTGATACGTGATCCCAAAGGCTCCGGAGAACAGGTGTTGCTGTGGGTGTATCAACTCAAGCCCGAGGTGCAACTGTTGTCAGACTATCAAATCAGTCAATGGATTAGGGACTATATGGTAGCTGCCAGCAAAATGATGGTAGGCGAGGCTCGTGAAAAATTTGCCACCATAGCAGGACCCGGTGGCGGCACCACACTCAACGGTACAGCAATGAAAGCCGAAGCACAGACACAAATGGATGCTTTGGTCGAACAGCTCAAAAACTACGTAGACGGATCACAGCCCTTGACCTGGGTGATTGGTTGATCTAGTCTTTGACTTTACCACAACTTCTGTTATAATACTTCTATGCATCTCATGATTGACATAGAAACTCTAGCCACCGCTCCAGAAGCCACAATCCTTACTGTGGCAGCACAGGCCTTTGACCCCCTAGGACAGGGTTACTACGACTCTAACTACTATGCCAGGGTGGATCTTGAAAGTCAATCCAATCGTAGCATAGAACAAGGAACACTGGATTGGTGGGCCAAGCAAAGTGACTTTGCTAGAGAAGAAGCCTTTGCTGAAGACAATCGTAAGCCTCTGGACCAAGTGCTGGACGAACTGGGCAAACTTATTTGGAAAAGCAGTGCTATCTGGGCCAATGGGCCAACCTTTGACATGACTATTTTGGAGCATGCGTACAAGAGCTATCAAAAGCCCTTGCCCTGGCAGTACTACAAGGTACGAGACTGCCGTACTGTGTATATGCTGTGGCCCAATGAAAAATTTAACGACACACCAGTTGCTCCAATGTTGATTAATAATCAAGCGCACCGGCCCGCAAGCCACCATGCTCTTGACGACTGTCGCAGACAGATTGATTTACTGCAAGAAACACTCCGGCGTATTGGTATAAAGGACATGGCATGATAGTAGGGTTCGTGGGATTAATTGGGTCAGGTAAAGACACTGCTGCTGATTATTTGGTAAACTTTCATGGTTTTAGACGTGACAGTTTTGCAAACACACTCAAAGATGCTGTGAGTGCGGTGTTTGGCTGGGATCGAGTGATGTTGGAAGGACGCACAGCAGAAAGTCGAGCCTGGAGAGAAAAAGTTGATCCCTGGTGGAGCCAGAGATTAGGCATGCCGGATCTAACTCCTCGTTGGATATTGCAAAACTGGGGCACAGAAGTGTGCCGCCAGGGATTTCATGATGACATCTGGATAGCCAGTTTAGAAAACAAACTTCACACCAGCAGTGATCACGTGGTGATTTCTGACGTGCGTTTTCCTAATGAAATAGCTGCAATTCGCAGGGCCGGTGGACGCATCTATTGGATCAAACGCGGCGACCTGCCCAAATGGTACCAGTGTGCGCTCAAGGAAAATACCACTGGAGAAGACGATCAGTGGTTACTGGAAGACGCCCATGAACTCATGGCGCAGCGTTTTCCAGACGTACATCACAGCGAGTGGGCCTGGATAGGACAGCGGTTTGATGCTGAGCTTGACAACAATGGTTCTATACAAGATCTTTACCAGCAGCTTAAAAGTCTGGTTCAAGATCACCACGCCGCCAAGGACGGTCTTGCCGTTTGATATCCTCTACACAGTTTCTACACACACTGCGAAGGTTGCGGTGTTCTACGTTGTTTAGATCCCCGTCTATGTGATACACTAGGATCTGGCTGGCTATGCGGGCTTTGAATCCGCACAAGTCGCAGATTGATTTCTTTTTGTATCCCTGCTTTTTCCACTTGGGCTCTCTTGGCTTGAGTTTCTTGTGTTTTCTCGAACAAGTATCACACTTGCTACGATAGTGTACTGTGTCTTGACTATGATAATTCACGGCACAAGGTCTTTGTTGGCACACAGTGCATATAGGACGTTTCATGTGAGTATTTACTAGCGGACCTTTGCAAAGGGCAACGTATCTCAGCAGTTTTTGGTGTTTCCGATAAATATCAATAACTTGTAAAAGGAACCATCAACATGGCACTTACATCACCTGGCGTAGAAGTTACCGTTATTGACGAAAGTAACTACATCCCTGCAGCCACCAATACCGTACCGTTTATCATGATAGCCACTGCCCAGAACAAAATTTCTGGCACTGGCGTCGGCGTAGCACCTGGAACACTAGCGGCAAACGCTAACCGTGTGTACACTATCACAAGTCAGCGTGACTTAGCCGCTACTTTTGGTGTACCATTCTTCTATCAAACATCAGCTGGAACACCAATCAATGGATACGAACTCAATGAATATGGCCTAATGGCTGCATATTCATGCCTGGGTATCAGTAACCGTGCTTATGTTCAGCGTGCTGACGTTGACCTAGCAGAACTCACTGCTACACTGGTACGCCCCACTGGCGATCCTGACAATGGCACTTTCTGGTTTGACACAGCAACCACTCGCTGGGGCATCTTCCAATGGAACCTGGCCACAGGCACCTTTAGTGAAATCACTCCGATTGTGATCACAAGCACTGATCAGCTTGAGCCAGCACCTAGCACACTGCCACTTCAATCAATTGGCACAATTGGTAGCTATGCTATCAATGCCTTGAATGCGAACAATCCTGTTTACTACAAGAACTCAGTGAATGACTGGGTATTGGTTGGTAGTGATCCATGGAAACTGAGCTGGCCAACTGTACAGGGTAACCTGGCTCCAGTATCACTGACTCCAAACACCGTTTTCACAGTAAACGATGTGCCAATCAATATTTCAGTGGCACCAAACAACACAATCACTGACGTGGTAACTGCTATCAATGCTGCTAGCATCACTGGTGTTACAGCCGCAGAAGTTGACGGACGCTTGACAATCTATGCAGATAGTCAGGCCACAAGTGATGGTTCAACAGCCAATGGTGGTATTGTTACATTGTACAATGTAACAGGCAATCCGCTGGGCGAACTTGGAATTACTCCAAGATCATATTATGCTCCTGCACTACAACAGAGTCCTAACTTCCAGGTACCTCGCTGGCGTGAAACTGATGCTGAGCCCAAGGCCACTGGCAGTGTATGGAACAAAACAACTGCAAGCAATCTTGGTGCTAATCTTGTGATCAAACGCTATGACAGCGTGTTGGGCGCATTTGTTCAGCAAGGCTGTCCAATCTATTCCAGCGACCAAGCTGCTAACAAAGCACTTGATCCTGCAGGCGGTGGACAAAATATTCCTGCTAACTCAACCTATGCAGTTACCAATGTTGAACAAGACGAAACATTTACACTAGAAATTCTAAAACGCCTGGCCACAGGACCAACCAATGCCACAGGTAGCGAAATTGATCCAGTGTTTATCAATGGCACATCATTTACAATTCAAGCCAGCACTGCCAACAGCGATACATTAACAAACCCTGTGACAGTGGTTATTAATGGATCTACCCCAGCAGCTTTTGTGACTGCTGTGAGTGCAGCCAACGTGCCCAAGGTGTCGGCTTCGGTAAACGCCAATGGTCAAATGGTTCTTACACATGCACTAGGCGGTGTGATAGTGGTTGAAGATGTCAGCGGTACACCTCTACTGACTGCTGGTTTTGACCAGTCAATCAATGCTAGAGCCAACCCAGATGGTTCATATACTTTGAGCAACTGGGTTGAGTTTGACTACACAGCCAGCGACAACGCACCTGATCAAGATCCAGCCAATGGACGTCTATGGTACTATTCCGCTGTTGATCAAGCAGATATCATGATCAATGGTGACAACGGATGGCAAGGTTATCAAAACGTCACCAATGATGTGCGAGGCTTTAACCTAAGCTTGACCAATGCAACTGGTCCACAGTTCAGCACCACAGCTCCAACCACACAAAATGATGTGGCTCAGAGTCCACTGGTGTATGGTGATCTTTGGATTGATACCAGCGACCTAGAAAACTATCCACAGCTCTACCGCTGGGAAAATGTTGATGGTGAAGATCAATGGGTCAAGATCAGCAACGCTGATCAAACCACAGAAAATGGTATTCTATTTGCAGATGCACGTTGGGGCACAAATGGATCAGTGAATCCAATCACTGATGCTATTCCAAGTATTGTGAGTCTGTTGACTTCGGATTATCTGGATCTTGATGCACCTGATCCTGATCTATATCCCACAGGCATGCTGTTGTTTAACACACGTCGTTCGGGATTCAATGTCAAGAGATTTGCAGTCAATTACTTCAACCCAACTGACTATCCAGATGTAACTCTGCCAGCTGAAAGAAATGCATGGGTTAGTGCCAGCGGACTTAAGAACGACGGTAGCCCATACATGGGACGTCAAGCACAGCGTGCCTTGGTCGTACAGGCATTGAAAGCAGGCATTGATTCAAACACACAACTTCGTGAAGAACAGTTGGTATATCAGCTGATTGCTACTCCACAGTATCCAGAACTTGCTGTGAACATGGTGGCCTTAAACAACGAGCGTAACAACACTGGTTTTGTGTTGGTTGACACACCTCTGCGTCTAAGTCCAGAAGGCACTGGTATCACTGATTGGGTAACTGACAACAACGGTGAAGGCTTGCCTACTGGTGATGGATTGAACACTGCTAATCAATACATGGCAACGTTCTATCCCAGCTGTCAGACTACTGATCTCAGCGGCAACCCAATTGTGCAGCCAGCTACTCACATGATGCTGCGTACATTTATTCGTAACGACGAAGTGGCTTTCCCCTGGATGGCACCTGCTGGTACACGTCGTGGTCTAGTAGACAATGCAGATCGCATTGGTTATATCAATGCTCAAACTGGTGAGTTTGTACAACTTGGTGTGCGTCAAGGCCTGAGAGATGTGTTGTATGAAAACGCTATCAACCCAATTACCTTTATTCCAGGTGTGGGCATCACTAACTTTGGTAATAAGACAGCTACCAGCATTAGCTCTGCTCTAAATCGTATCAATGTAGCCCGTTTGGTTGCATTTATCCGTGGCAGACTAGAGCAAATTGGTAAACAGTTCTTGTTTGAACCAAATGATCAAATCACACGAGACGAAATCAAGAATAGCTGTGAAAGTCTCATGATTGACCTTGTGGCCAAGCGTGGTGTATATGATTATCTTGTGGTATGCGATCTCAGCAACAACACACCAGCCACAATTGATCGTAACGAGCTCTATGT